ATTCGTTGAGGAAATTTCATTTACTGGTCGTGTTCGTCGGTTGAAATGTTTAAAACATAATTGGTATCTTTCAGAGGAAGATCGCATTGTTTCAAAAAAAGAATCGTACGCACCAAGTGTTAGGCAGACTACGCACGAAGTTACAGGCAGACTACGCAAAGAGTGCGAGGCTATATCTAATATAGAAGAGAATAAAGAAACAACAACAGAAGAGCCCCTTGTTGCTGCTGTTTTTTCATGCTTAGAACAAACAAGACTGTCGGCCTCCGAAAAGCAATCAGTCATGAAACTTGGTATACCAGAGCCACGAGTTGCACTCGCGGTCGAGTATGCTACGCATGCCCGCACGGCAATAAAAAAAGATCTCATAAGCACAATAGTTTGGCACTGCAAACTCGAGGTTCCAGCTACGCCACCCGAAGAGACTGCTCAAGAAAAAGACATTGCCGAAAACAAACGCCAGGATGAACTGAGAGAAATCATTCAGTACAGAAAGTACAAAACCAGGGAAATCATCAAAAGAGATTGGAATCTTTTCCATGTGAAGCCAAACGATAGGGTCGATACAGTCGAGTTTGACAATATTAAAATCTATTACTCCGATAAAGACTTTGAAAAACAAATTTTAAAGGCCTTTGCAGACTCTAAAAAAGTGCAAACGTAAATTGAGTCAAAAAAATGTTTTTGATCGCTAGAAGGCGTTAAATTTTGCGTAAAATCATTAAATGTTGACCACGGAGCCTTTGTGATAGAAATTTTGGATTTCAAAGAAATAAATAAAGGTGCAATTTTTGGATCGGTAAATTTAAAAATTACAAAATGGGGCCTTACAATCAATAAATGTTTAATTTTTCAAAAAGACGGGCGCAGGTGGCTTTCTTTACCACAAGAAATTTTTGAAAAAGACGGAAAAAAAAACTATTTTCCATTGGTTAAATTTGACGAAAAAGAAACGGCGGACAGATTTAGCCGTCAAGTTTTAGAGTTAATAGATCAAATTTTAGAAACACAAAAACCAAAAACCATTATTGGGCAAAATAATCAATTGTTTGAAGAGGATTTGCCGTTTTGAGGTATCACAAGCTTGAACAAAAAAAGTGCATTAAATGTGGAATTATTTTTCATCCAAAAAATAAATTTCAAACGCTTTGCCGAGCACCGTGTATTTTACCAAAAAAAAATTATATTGAAATGTGGCTTGAAAGAAAAACGAAAAAAAAAGCAAAACCTCAACTGTTTTGGTAAAAAGGGTAGGGACATTTTGTCACCATCCTTTTTGTTTATGCATTCGTCTATAATTTAAAAAAAATTAAATTTAATGGAGAAAATATGGACGAATATGAATTTTTAGACGTAATAGAAGAAATGGGTTTTATGTTAAAACAAAAACTTGTTAATGGAGATTTACTTGAAGCTATGTATGAATTTGGGCGCATGATGGGAAAAATTCAAGATAGAATATTGAGTATTGAGGAATTTAACGAACATGAAAACAACAAAAAAGAAGATTGCCTGAAATCTACAGAAAAGTTATGCTGTAAAAATCAAACTTGATAGTTTGATACTTTTCTGTGTCCGACGCTACTATAGATTCTGTTTTGAATAATTGAGGCTGAAGTTTTATGGCTGAAGCCTCTTTTTTTAAATTATCAGAAATTATACTCCCAATACGCACCGTGTCAGAAGCCAACGTTTCCGAACATTGGAGCAAAAAATCTGCTAGACACAAACTTCAAAAAAAAACAGTAAAATTGCGAGCTTATAGTATACCCAAAACTCTCCCCATTCATATTAAGTTTACGCGCATATCACCAAGAAAGTTAGATGCTCATGATAATTTAAGATGCTCTATGAAATGGATTGTAGACGAAGTTTGTGCTCAAATAACGGGAAATAGTGTTGCTGGTAGGGCTGACGATGACCATAGGATTACTTTTGAATACGATCAAGTTTCTGGAAGCCCAAGTATGGTTAAGATTGAGTTTTTTTTTAAAAGCGTTTTTTTAAATTAAATTGTTTTCTGAGCTTTTCCACATAACAACACAAGAAAAAGTGATCACAAATAGGTATAAAATTATTGTTGTTATTTCAAGAATTGTCATTTAAGTCTCAAAAGAAGAGAACGAAGCTCATCAATTTCGTTTTGTTGCTTCATTATCACTTTATGGATTTCTACGTGTCTCGAAAACATTCCACGACGCACGTTTTCAGAAGAAGTGCGCACCGCTAAAATTTCTTTACGTAAAATTTGCACATCTGAATTTTCTTCAAAAAGCTCGTATTGTATGGCTAACATGTTAACACCTAGTGTTTTTTGAAATTATTTTACTTTATATATTAAATATTGTCAACAACCATTTATTTTGATATTATAATTTACTCTAGTTTATAAAAATAAAATACATATATCAAATACTTAACGTTTTAGTAACATAACGATCACTATCAGACGCAAGGGAAAGTTGGAATGATAATTTTAAGATACGCGATCACAATATGCTTGCTGATATGCTTTCCAGTAGCCTCTATGCAATTAAATTTGATGAATCCTACAGAACAGGTGGCTTTCATTTACCGAATCAATCAGCTTAAAGATGATTTGATGAAGCTTAAAAAAAGCAAAAACCACAAAAAAATTCATAACGTGTTTAAAAAGATCATATCCGAGATTGAGGTAAGTTGTAACATTCAGCTTAACGTTGATGAGGCTTTAAAGTTTTGTAAAAAAGAGTTTGATTATCAAAACAAGAAAATTTCTAAAAACGACTGGAAAGAAGTTGTAGATAAAATTAAGGGAAAGTCAAGGTCAAGACTTGTTTTGGACAAACAAGAAGACAAAAAAAATCCAGAAGAACAACAAAACAGGCTGCCAGATAATCTAATATGGGGCATTACCTGTATGTGTTGTGGGTATTTTCTTAGATTGATACCAATACCCGTTTGCCACCACATAGGAAACGTGCTTTTGGGGTCTGGTTTTAGCATGTGCAGCAATGCCATCACTTCAAAAACAGAAGCTGATAAAAAACGTGAAGAAGAAGAGAAGGGAAGATATCTTTGCGCTGCTTAATTCTATGCGTGAATTGCATTCATTCTATTTATCTTGCGTATGTGATACTTGAGTTAAGTCAAGGGCGCTGCGGTCTTTTTTTGTTACATATCTTGTTCTGTATTTTTTCACATGTCGCTCAGGGGGATCGTTGGTGGACACTTCATTAAAATATTATTGCAAATGCGGATTTCACTGCAAAAAGTACGGTATGAATCAATACTATTGCAGAAAACAGTTTATACGCAACCCTGTCGAGTATATTGCTCCTTCAATCGTAATTTTAGTAATACCTGAAGAACTACAACCTTTTGTAATCATAGCTAGAGAGGTTAAATTAAAAATTGGAAAAATATCTGCTTTAGTTATAATGAGAAAACTTAAAATTAATTATTTAATGGCCAATCGCGTTTTGGCTTATGTTTAAAGATAATCAAAAAAATTTAAAATTGTAACCTTTTTTTGATTGCCATGCTTTTTTATATGTGGTAAAAATATATTTAATTTACACAGTGAGGATGCATGGCAAAATTAATTACTGGTTTTAAGAAAGGCAACAAGTTAGCGGTTGGCAATCCTAATAGCGGAGCTCCTAGAAAATACGATCTTCTTCAAGAAGCGGCGGAATTGCTTGAATGGTCTAAACAAGACAACGCACTAAGACTTTACGATTTTACAAACGACAAAGATTATCCAACACAACGTCTTGAAGCATTTTCAAAACAAGAACGTGTATTTTTCGACGCGTTAATAATAGCCAAGAACCGTTTAGCTAATAGACGAGAACAACACGCAAACGATAATATGCTCTCAGCTAACGTGTACAACAAGACTGCGCATATTTACGATCATGAAATGCGCGACACGGATGAAGACATAAAAGAACGCGACTTTAAGCGCAGGCTTAAGCTTATGGAAAAAGAAATTGAGAAAAAAGCTTCTGTAGACGCTGGTAAAGGCGTTGCACCAAACGATACTAGTCTTACAGATCTTCTTGCAGCAATACGACTGCTTAAGGACAAATCCTGATGACGTTAAGTCAAAAACAGATCGACTCATTCAACCAGGCAACTAAGCGCTTCAACATATGGGTAGGAGCTGTTCGTTCCGGTAAAACCTATTCAAGCATACTCAAACTAATAGATTTAATCAAGAATGGCCCCCCTGGCAATGGAATGATCATTGGTGTCAACAGAGATACTATTCAGCGCAACGTATTGCTTGAGTTGTACAAGTTTCTTGGCTTCTCTCCACCTGGCACAAAGGTCACCGAGACAAAACTCTACGGGCGCAACATCTATTTTGTGGGAGCACATGACGAAGGCGCCGTCAGGCGCATCCAGGGCAGCACGCTTGCGTTTGCTTATGTCGACGAATGCACATGTATACCACAGCCATTTTTTAAAATGCTTTTATCTCGACTTAGTGTTAAAGGTGCACAGCTGCTATCAACATGTAACCCAGAGTCTCCTCAGCATTGGTTAAAGAAGGATTTTTTAGATAGGGAAGGGGAACTTGATTTAAAGAGCTGGCATTTCAATTTAGATGACAATCCATCATTAGATCCTGAATATATTGAAAATTTAAAGAAAGAATACACTGGTGCTTGGTACCGTAGATTCATTCTTGGCGAATGGGCGATGGCTCAAGGAGCTATATTTGAAGATTTTGATGAAATTAATATTTTTGATAATGATTTGCCTGCTCCTATGTACTGGGTGGCCTCGCTTGATTACGGAACCGTAAATCCAACCGCTTGTCATATTGCAGCGATCAGTCCAAAGCAATGGCCGCAAATTCGTATAGAAGATGAATATTATTATGATTCCGCAAAAGCTGGAAGATCAAAAACAGACGCCGAATTAGCAGATGACATTAAAGATTTTATTTCTTGGAGGCCAATAAGGGCGCTATATGTTGACCCAGCGGCTGCAAGTTTAAAGTTAGAGCTTAGAAATAGAGATTTGCCAGTAATTGATGCAAACAATGATGTTCTTTTTGGTATCAAATTGATGTCAAAGTTTATTGCAAACAAAAATTTAGTCGTTCGTAAACCATGTAAAAACCTTATTGAGCAGATTCAGGGTTATGCTTGGTGTCCAAAAGCTGCTGAGAGGGGAGAAGACAAGCCTATTAAGCACAACGATCACGCTGTCGATTCGTGCAGATATATGCTAGCAAGTGCTTTTAAGAGTGGTAATCTTTCACACCCCGATGAGGATTTATCATACGATCAACTCAGACGAAAAGTTTATGGAGACAATTCTTTAATGGGTTTTGGCGGCTCACAAGATGCGTACTATTGAACGAGTATAATTTAATCGTATTTTTTTTGTTGAATTTCTAAAAAATACAATTAAATTATAGAGCCTTAATCCTGCTTGTGATATATAATTAAAATTATGTATTTACAAGGAAGTTCATGGGAAGTTACGGGCAGGAGTATTCTGGATATGTAGACGGCACTGATAGTGGGTCTAAAAATGTTAAAGCTATGATGGATAGCTTTTACACGTCCAGTTACACACAGAACGCTGCATATTGGCAACAGGGCGCGATCGATAAGCGATTTAAAGTCGGAGATCAAACTTTGTGGTCGATGATGTACGGAGATGGTCAGACTTCGCAATCTAGACGTTTTTTCTTCAATTTAATTCGTCGCCATATAAACATGATTTGCGGATATCAGCGAAAAAATCGCAAATCTACTATTACCATGCCAAATATCGACAACGATACAGTTTCGGATGATTATAATGCTGTTCTTAAGTGGGTCGAAAACAGAGATGGTTTCCAAGAGTACCTATCACAGGCATTTGAGGGAGCTTGTGATACCGGGCAAAGCCTTCTTCATCTATACCCAGATTATACATTGGATCCAATCTCAGGCGATTTATTCACTGACAATGTGTCTTACAACAATTTTCTTATAGATCCATATTATCGCAAACAAGATTTAACCGACTGTGCTTTTGTTTGGCGTCGTAGATGGGTTAATAAAAATGCTGCAAAAGCTCTTTTGCCTGGACATGCTGCTGAAATTGATAAAATGCGATCGTCTGGGCTTAAGGATGGACGATTTCCTCTTCAAGCTGAACTTTTAAATATGGCAACAAATAATTTATTTGCATATGACGAATTTCATTATAGAGACAGCAGGCAAGCAACAATTGTTCTTGATCCAAAGTCTGGAGAATCTGTTGAGTGGGAACAAGATGTAGAAGATCAAGCCGATATGATGCAGCAAGTTTTGGCGCAGCAACCTTGGTTAGTAATAAAAAAAGTACAAATTCCCACTGTAAAACTAGCAATTTGTCTTGGTGATAAAGTTTTGTATCACGGAAATAACTTACTTGGTATAGACGATTACCCTTTTGTCCCCACCCTTTGCTATCATGAGCCAGACATTCAAAGTTACGCATGGAAAGTTCAAGGAATTGTTCGTAATTTACGCGATGCACAGTATTTGTACAACAGGCGCAAAGTTATTGAACTTGATATTTTAGAATCCCAGATTAATTCTGGTTGGATCTATCCAATTGATAGTGTAACTGATCCAAAAGCGTTTCGACAATCTGGTCAAGGATTTTTGATTCCATTAAAAGCTGGTCATTTACCACAAGAAATTCAGCGTATAGATCCCCCTGGAATACCCGAATCTATGTTAGCGCTATCTCAAAGTTTATCCGAAGACATAACCAAAATATCAGGTGTTAACGAGGAACTTCTTGGATCAGCTACTGACGATAAATCTGGTATTTTATCAATGCTTAGACAAGGCGCTGGACTGGTTACGTTGCAAACTATTTTTGATAAATTAGATTACACTCAAAGATTGTATGGCAAAATTCGCCTTCAAGCCATTAGAAAAAATTTTTCTAAAGGTAAAATTACTAGCATTCTTGGCCATGAACCAGATCAAAAATTTTTTACCTCACACTCTCTTAAATATAGTGTTAGTGTTGAAGAGGGAAATTATTCGACTACGCAAAGACAAATGGAATTGCAGCAACTTTTGCATTTTAAACAATTAGGAATTCCAATTTCTAATAAATCTATTATTCGAGCCGCTTTTATAACTAACAAAAAGCAAGTTGAACAAGATATGGAAGAAGAAATGCAGCAACAAGCACAGCAGCAACAAGCGCAATCTCAGCAGCAAGAGAAAGCAGACAACGCTAAAGTAATGGCTGCATTTGCAAAAAGCAAGCTTGACATGGCTAAAGCGCAAGAATCTTACGCAAAAATTGAAGAAATACACTCTAAAGCCGAACATAATGAAATGGAATCAGATCTTAATCTTGTTAAGCTTGCAATGCAATTAGAAGATGTCCAATTTAATCAATTAAAAGCAGCTTTTGAATTGGCAGGTGCCATGAAAGCAACAAATAACCAAGATCAAATGTTACAGCCTGGGAGGGCTATATGAAAAAAGAATCTGGTAAAGCCGTAATGCCTAAAGAAGAGCATGAAAAAAAACAATGTTCACTTGGCCGTGAAAGCAAAATGAAATATACCGAAGGCATGGACAATGCTGCGCATTTAGACAAAAACTTAGAAGGTTTAGCGTCTTATATGAAGAAAAATAAAGCCAAACACTAGGAGCAATTTATGGATAAAAAATCCAAAAAATCTGCACCATTAGAGCATTGGGAAAAGCGTTATAATGTTAACGCCGCCTCACAAGATATGCATAATATGGCAGGAAGCGATTTTGTTCCTAAATGCCCTAGGAATCGCAAAACTACACACTTAAAAGTCAATGAGGTTGACCATTGAAAAAACGTAAAACTGCCGGAGAACTTTCAATAAAAGCAAGAAGTGATTCGACCGTTTACGATAGTCTTGAGGTCGGTCACGCTCTGACTGTAGATATTCTGGCTCAAATCAGGCTTTGTATTGAATCACATCATGCAAAAATAGATGAGCCAGAATTCTGCGTTGTTATGGTATTAGCTGATGATCCATTGATTAAAGGCGTACTCAGGAGAAAGTTTTATGCTTGGCCTTATCTTCCAAAACCAAGACCTAGACAATCTTGTTTTCTTTACCGTAAACTTGATGATTCTGTCATTCGTCTCTGGGTGCTGCCTGATGCTTTGTCTATGGCAACAGCCTCCGAGATGGTAAGCGTTTCACCTCAATGGCAAACAATGAAGCAATGGAGCGATGCTTTTTTTGCAGGAAAATTTTTTGAATTTATACGAGATCAGCATCACATCACAATGCCGTCAGAATCTGAGTATTTAAATACTAATCGAGAGAAACTCATCAAGGCGGGCTGTCAAGAGGTCAAGACGCTTTTTTCCGAGGCCTTCGATTTTAGCAAAATCACGACTAAACAAGTCGTAAACGCGTAGGCACCCGTCCTTAAATAGTATTTTCTCTATTGCAACTGGTAAACATAAAACTTGAAGGGGAACATTTGCCTCCATATAAGATAAGACAGTTCGATAGTGTTTTAAATCTTCTTTATATTTTTCATCTTTAACTTCAACCATGAGTCATCCTATGCAGTCTATTGATAATAACACATTGTCCGAAAAAGTTGAAACGGTTGAATCTGTAAAAACTGTTCCTGAAACAGCAGCAACGCAACAACCAGAGACGCAAGAAAACATTAACTGGAAAAGATTTAGAGAGCAAAGGGAAATTGAGCGTAAAGAAAAAGAAGCTACTGAAAGAAAGTTTAAAGAAAAGGAGGCTGAAGCCATAGCACTTAAAAATGCCATGGAAGCAATTTTAAATAAACAACCCGTGCAACAACAGTCGCAACAATACCAAGAAGACGAAACAGAAGACGAGCGCATCCAAAAAAAAGTTGATGCAGCATTAGCAGCTAGGGATAGAGCATTTGAGCAACAGAGAGCAGAAAACGAAAAAGCTTCTATACCTCAGAAATTATCTTCTACTTACAATGATTTTAACCAGGTTTGCAGCCAAGAAAATATAGATTACTTAGAATACCATTATCCTGAGGTTGCTGCAGCGTTTGAGGGCCAAGCAGAGAGTTTTCAAAAGTGGCAGGGAGTTTATAAGGCAGTGAAGCGATTTGTTCCCAATACTAATTCAGGCAAAGACGCCAAAAAAGCTGAGCAAAACTTTAACAAACCTCAATCTATGGCTGTTCCTGGTGCAACGCAAACTGGCGACACCGCTCCAATGATGTTAGATGAGAAGAGAAAAGTTGATAACTACGCGCGTATGATGAAAGTTATGAAGGGTGGAAGGTAGAGTGTATTAAATAGTCTTATGGCAAATAGGCGTAGGAAGTAAAGCAGGCTAAAACCTGCTTTTTTTTTGATTTTATATGTGCACACGATTAACATATTATTCATAAAATAGAGGGTATATGGATAAGCGTGTTGTTGACATTACAGGCAAGAAATTCGGAAAATTAACAGCTTTACATCAAGTAAAGGTTCAAGGTCAATATCGAGCCTCATGGTTATGTAAGTGCGATTGTGGCAACTATCCCACTGTGGCTGGATCTAATTTGAGAAGAGGGTCTTCAAAGAGTTGTGGTTGTTCGATAAATCAATACGACTTTATTCAGTTGAAAAAAAACAAGGATATTTCCGATTACAATGATAATGTTAAAATTAGACTTGATCAGAAAACACTAAGGAAAAATGGCTGCTTAGAATGGCAACCGAAATATAAAACTAATGGTAGATTAACACTAGATAAATCAGGGAAGAATCCAACCAATTACGGATTATTAAGGTATAAATCAAAGAT